AAATAATGTATATTATATATAAAAAACATGAACACAGAAAATAAAACAAGCGAAGTATCAAAAGAACAAAAAAAGTTTACTATTATTCCAATAGAAAATAATAAAATATCAATATATGAATTAAAGAAACTATGCAAACAATTTGGAGTAAAAGGATATTCAAAGAAAAAGAAGAGCGAATTGGTTGAAATGTTGTTATTAAACGTTGACAAAAGTAATGATGATGTACGTAGAGCTTGTTATTTATCTAAAACAGTTAAACAATTAAAAGCAATATGTAAAGTATTAAAGATCAAAGGTTATTCGAAAGAACGAAAAATTGATTTGGTCAATATCATAAACGCTAAAGAAAAACAGAATAAAGAGTTAAAGGAAGAAATTGATAAATATTTCACAGATAATTCTATTCAGGACACAATCAATATGAAGAGTATCATTAATGATGCATTCGTGTACCAGAAATGTGATCCTGCAGCAACTTTATCTGATTTAATAACTTTTTATACAGAAAATGAAGATAAGATAAAATCTGTCTTCGTTAGAACGTTTAATAAGAAATATAGAAATAAATTAAAGAGAAATAAAGAAGATGGTGCTGTTAGACAAAAATCTCATGAAAAAGAAGAATACCCATCTACACCTGTCTTAGGACCTAAAAAAAAAACTACACATTAAGTCCTAAAGAACTTGAGCAGATAGATGAATATATAGTTGAGAAACTTGAAAAAAGGAAAAGATTTAGAAAAGGGAGAAGGACAAGAAGAAAGAAGAGACGAAACTAACTATTTTTATTGGGAAAATATATTGATTCAAATGTATAAGAAACAACAAGAAAAATTATAATTATATCAACAAAAGATATAAAAAATTTCCAAAAACACAATGCAAACGCATTTACATGTGCAGCTCTCGTATCCCACGCTGATTGACCTGAATCTCGTATGTTTCTTTTCCTTGCATCGCTTACTGTTAATATTTTAACGACGTGTTTTTTAGATGCCATGATAAAGTATATAGTGTTTTGTTATATAAAAAAAAGGCCTAGTGTCATTACAATTAATTTTGTATTTGAGACTAGGCCTTTTCTTACGTTAAAGTCATTTATAAAGTACCCTGAACATCGTAGTTTTTGTATAAGAGAATAAATGTATTGATGATGTATGAAATGGACTTTTGGAAATCTATTCCTAGAGAAGGCAATCAAGATATAGTAATACCAACATTAGGGTCTGATAAATTACAGTTAGATATAAGCTGTCCCAGTGATATGATGTTACATATTTATGTTCGGAATAGAGGGGATACAACCAACATTGATCATTATATTCTAGATGAAAATTTAAATGAGATTTCTGAGTTTTCTAAATCTGGTATTTATGTAGCTTATGTTAGAGGATACGATGAATTAGTTATCAAAACATTAAATGATGTAGTTTCAGATGGATTTATATCAATAATGATCCCTGCCTAAGAAATTGATACTTAAGAAAATGTTTTAGGTAGTATATTGGTATATTTTGGTTGTATTTGATATACCTCCAATTTATCTTATGTTTCTTTGTTTCTAATATCGTAAATGGTAAATCACAACATAATGATAATATATCCCAATCAAGTAAATCTTCAAATTTAAGTAAAAAATCAGGTGTTAGATAAATATTCCTAGATATATATTTCCATGGTATAAATCTTTTAAATCTATCCAGAAAATCATGGTCTTCCATTTTCATATTAGATATTATTTCCCAATTTAAATGATCTTTAAAATCAATGTAAAACATATCAGGAAGATTATTAAGTTTACTTATTTTATTCCAGTTTTGTTTCTCAAAATCATATCTACGTAAAGCAATTTTATCATCCAACCATAAATAATACAACGTGGCGAAATCATCAGATAAAAAGTTGAATATTATACTTTTCGTATCGTAATCTAATTGTATATCTGACATTGTGTTGTTTTTATATAAGGATAAAGGAATTAATTAAAGTTATATATTTTTAGAGATGAATTGTATTATTTTCGATACAGAAACAGACGCTAGAGTAGATAGCGATGGAAAGTTCACTAATAATCAAAATGTGATTGATTTAGCATGGAGAGTAATTAAAGATGGAAAGTTAGTCAAGAACAGGTCTTTTCTTATACATGGTTCAACAGATAAAATCTATAAACATCAAACTGTTTATACACTTGCAGACTTGACCAAGGATAAAGCAAAAGAATGGAATGTAGTATTTTCAGAGTTTCTTAGTGATTTAAAACAATTACCAGATGATGGAAAAGTATATGCTCATAATCTAAAATTTGACGCTAAAGCTGTTATTTATACATGTATTCAACAATGTGTTATTTTTTATGAATTTGAGAAAATAATTAAAGATAAAGGAGTATGCACAATGAAAACAACAACAGAACTATGTGGACTAGAATATCCTTGGGGTTTTAAATGGCCAAAGTTAAATGAGTTAGCATATAAATTACTTGGTAAAAGAATTAAACAATTACATACAGCATCCGGTGACGTTGAAATGTTGCACGCTTGTATAAAAAAACTTGATGAACGTGGATTCTATAAAACTAAATAAATATCATGCATAATTAAATATAATGATAAAACTAGACACGCCTTCTGATGTATCACAATTTGACGTTATGCATATCAAACTAACTAATAAAATGCTATCTGTCCCAGATTTAAACGAAAGCGATGATAATGCGTTAAGAGATCAGTTCATGCGTGGGTACAATAATAAAATGGATGATATAAACAAAGAAAAAGATAATGTGGAAGAAGATGTTAACAAAATGAGTGCTTTCATGGATAATCATAATACTGTTTTAGCAGATACGAAACTTGATGAAGAAGAAAAAGATGAGAACAAAAATGACGCTAATATATTTGCAGATAGCATGAAAGATAATATAGGAAAGATGAAAGTACAAGAAATGCTGGATGCAAACGCGGCCACAAGAAAAAAGAACCCTACCCTTAAAAAGAATACCAAAATAGTGAAACAAAAACTAATAGCATCCCCACAAATACCTAAGAGTGAAACATTTTTCACAAAAATAATGGATAATAAATTGTTATTAGGTGGAAGTGTTATTTTCATGGTTGTTGTTTTATTCGTTGCTTATATTGTAGCTAAATGGGCGTTTAGAATATCAAATAGATCACCAACAAAGAAAAAAGCTAAAACAAAAAAAGATAGTGTTAAAAAGAAGAAATAAACATGTGCTGTATACTTTTTAATGAGTATATATTACATGTTTTTCTTACGTTATAGCAATCAGTTGAAACGTAAAAAAAGCCCTATAATAACCAATTAAGGTCTTTATAGGGCTTTTTTGCATTTATATTGTAACAACTATTTGTATTTTTTTGATATTCCAATTGATTGCATAGCATTTTATTTTCACATCAATTGACTTTGTTTTCTTTACAGTTTCTATTTGTTCTGTATTAAGAAAAGAGAAAGGTAGAATTATCTGAAAATGGTCATTTTGATTACAGAAGAATGTATCAGATGTTGCGTTTGGCTCAAACGTTATAGTATTACTAACTTTAGGTCTGAAACATATTGCATGGAATGAAACAGTAAAAATGATAGATGCACTGTGATCATAATGATCCATATCAAAATATTCTACTTTAACTATATCGTGTATTTTCTTAACATATCCGATTTTCTCAGATACAATGGTATTCGTATATTTGATCTTCAATTGTTCTTCAATAAAAGACTCATAATTGTGGAATTGAGACGGATGTACTTTAATTTTTTTTCTCAGGAGATACTTTTTAAAAAACGACATTTCTGATTATATTTCTAATGATATTTTGTTTTTATATTAATATTAATACATATATTTTATATTATCATGAGCGAATCTTCAAACTTCAATGGTACAGTAAATAAAATTTTTAATTCTTTTACTACAACTAAGGTTATTGCACCTGTGTACAAGCCACCGAAGGGGAGTGATTTAGATACATTAAAATTCAAAAACTATATAGAAAATAAAAGAATGGTTGATCCTAAAAAAGTTGTAAATAACAAAAAACCTAATGTATTTTTTCAAGAGAGAGAGAAGTTTATCAATATAACATCAGATAGTAACCAATTCATAGTTGATATATCAAAGGACAATTTTACAAATGTAATAAGTATTGAATTAATAGGAAGTAAGTTCAATAACATAAACAATGGGAATGATATATTTATACAGTCTGAGTTATTAGGTGGAGATTTTAGTATATCTAACGTAGCCAGTTCAAATATATTTTCTCAAATACAACTTTCAGGTGATAATGATACATCAAAGGTATTTTTTAATTCATATGTTGGTGGTAAAAAAGTATTCTACAATGACTCAGTAAAATCAACAATAAATATTATAGATATTGGATTGATTGATATTGATGAGTTTTATGTAGAAATACCAGATAATATGACATGGAATATAATATTAAAAGTCACAGAACTAATTAAAAAAGTAGAGAACAGTGATTACAATTCAAATATAGGATTTTCGTTCAACAACACACGATCTACAGATATACATACACATATTTTTGACCGTACATGATCTATCTATTATTTAAGAATGACAAAGATTCAGAATCACGCTTTGCTTTTAATGCATCTATACTATTTTTAGGCATTGAATGTATATTATTATTTGTTGGTACTTTACTAAATGATACAGTGTTAGGTATACTATTTGAGATTTGTATTGATGGTAAAAAGCCATCGTTGTTTGTTTTATCAACCTTTATCCTTGATCCTCCTATTGCCTCAAATGGTAACTCCTTTTTAATGTCTTTTTGAGCCTGTGGTCTAGCATTTATAGTTGTTGGTATATTAGATCTTTTAGGAACAGGTTTCTTTTGTTTTATCTTGTAATCCAACCAATGATTTAATATATCATCTGTTAGAGGCCCTTGATGATCAGGAGAGAATACAATTGGAACTCGTGTTACTTGATGTACCAAATCTTGTCTTATTCCATTACCTTGCCAGTTATCTACACATACGAATTTATGTATAATTGATAATGAATTGGATAAACTTAGTTGAGATATTATTTTTTCTGATGTTCTACAATAATTAGAGAAGTATAAAACATTCATCAAGTTTTTATATTTGAACTTGTATGTTTATATTGTTATTATATATTATGAACAAAATAAACGAAGATCAAATAACTATTGGATGCCAAACAGGAGGCTGTAATGCGTTTACACCCGATATAGAAAAAAAGGACATAGTTTTGAAATCATCCATTGTTCCTAAACCTGAGAGAGTGGAAGAAAAGAAAGAAAAACAACAAAATGATAATACAGCATGGATAGATGACCCGGGTATATTATTTAAATCAACAACTTGGTATAAATTTGTTCCAACACAAGGTATGTCAAAAAATCAGATTCTTAATACTTTTATGCGTTTTGGTGTATATTATTTTATTATTATGTTATGTATACGCCGTTCAATATTTGACTTTTTCATACTTTTAATTACAATAGCATTATCATTATTTTTATATAATTCAAATATATTATCACAATACAACAATGAAACATCAATAACAGATGATATAAATTTAGATATTACAATCAAAACTAAACCAACCGAGCATAATCCTTTTATGAATACATTAATATCAGAAATAGGTAATAATATACCTAGACCAAGCGCAGAAGATCCTCTAAAAAAAGATGTATCATCAGAAATAGATCATTATTTCAACCAGAATTTATACAAAAATGCAAACGATATCTATGACAGAAACAATTCGCAATTTGTATATCATACTGTTCCTAACACTACAAACTATGGTGTGGCAGTAGGTGATAAAGTTTTATTTGCAAATTATCTATATAATAAGCCTAGACCAACATGTAAAGAAAACGCAGCATTTTGTAATAATGAATATTCTGGAAATCCTGACTTTAAAAATATAGCACAGAGAAGTAAACCTTTAAATCCGTATGAGAAAACGTTGGTAGAGAATAATGTAATCAATGATCTAAATCATAGAGTGTAATAAATTTTATCGTTTAGGTATTGTTGGATCAGGTCTTAATGATGGTGTTTTATTATGTCTTATATTTCCATTTGTATCCCAGAATGTATATTTGTTAGCAGAAATAAATGATTTGAATTTAAATGGTCCTTCCCCATAAGGATGGTCTTCTACCCATTGTACAGCTTCATTATTTAGAATTAATTTATCTTCATATGTTTTAACTTTATCCTTTGTAATGGGCTTTGTGGTATGTTCTTGTTCATATGGTATATATTCTTTTTTATTAAAATTAAACAATTCACGTCTACGTCTTTCTATAGTGTATTTTGGAGGATTACAATAGGATAATAAAAGAACAAGCGTGAAAAAAATAAAAGTTAAGAATGTCATTGTTTTTATACTTAATCATTATATCTTTTTTTAACGTTTAAGCTCGTCTTTTTTTGTTTATTGGTAACATTCTTTTTTTGTTTATTGGTAACATTCTTTTTTCATTATATTGTGCATTAATATCTAAAACAGGGTCAAAAGAATTATACTTACCCGACTTTGCAAAAAAATAATCTCTTTGTCTTGCATTTTTCATATATACTGTTTCATTTCTTGCATCAGTGAATTGATATTCTTTGCAACTATTCAATTTTGTATTTTTACATGAACCCTTTATCCACTGATTATCTTGATCATATACTGAAGGTATTTTTGGTATATGCGTGTCTCTGTTAAACAATCTTGTATTTGTTCCTATTACATTGTTACTTCTTATTCGTGTTAATTTTTGCGGATTTAAGCATAAAGACTCAAATCTAGGAACCATAATTGATTTACCTCTATTCCATTGATTCCCATCTAATTTCCCGTATGTGATATCAAATCTTTCATTTGTTTTATTGCATATTTTTACTTTAGGGGGATTTCTATGTTTAAATGTAACAAATGGATATTGCTGTAATGGATCTTTGGATACTTTACGTGGTATATTACGCAAATCAGATTCTATATCTGCCATATCATGACAATCTGAAATTCTAAGCATTGTTCCAGCTGGATGTAATTCTGGTCGTGTATTAAAGCATGTATCGGAACCTCTATGTTTACTTTCAGGCATCAAAAGATAATTCCCTGGTTTTTTCCATTCGTATAATGATTGGGCATATGCTCCCTTATCATAAATTTGTCTAGTGAACATTATAAATATATA